TGCCAAGGGCGGTGACGTGAACATGGCGGACATCATGGCCATGAACACTGAGACCTTATCTGACGAGAAGCCTGAGGAAGTTATTCTCACCAATCCTGTGGGCACAGCGCAGAAGTTTTTGGCTGATCTTAGTAGCGCGGGCAAGGCGTCCCCCACACGTCAGTCCATCAAGCGCACGAAGACGTCCGCTGGCGGGGGTGCAACCTCTGACAAAGCAATGCAAATGGCCTATGAGGACTTGGCCAAGGGTGACCTGGGTGCAATGAAGGACAGGGCACCTACCGTAAGAAACACGGAGTCTGCGCGTGCGCAGATGGAGGAACTTGCCAGGGTCTATCAGTTAAAAATCAGAGCGGCGCAGAACGCTGCCAAGGGTTTATCGGCTGACACCTTTGGCGCGCCGACCTTGGAAGGTGCAACATTGACCAAGGGCAGCTTGACCAAGAAGCGCTTCAACAAAGGTGGTGAAGCAAAAAAGCCTGAGGGGGAGCTGACGCAAGAAGAGATAGATGCAGCAAGCAAGCCTGCGTTTATAACCCCTTCCTCCGGCAAAGACCGCAAAGAAGGCGCGATCAGCAGGCAGTTGAAGTCTGGTGACGCGTACATCAACATGGCCAAGGGCGTGACAGAGCTTCCTTACGATCTTGCAGGTGCGGGAATGGACATAGCAATGCTGGTCCGTCAGGGCTTGACAGGGCAAGCACCTGCGGGCCAGGTGGGCACAAGCGATTACATTAAAAGCAAGATGACAGAGCTTGGCATTCGCCCGGCACCTCCTGCTGATCCAACAGCCAAGGGTTTTTACACAGCCGGTAGTTTGTTGTCCAACCTGACCAACCCTGCAGGCGTCACGCGTTCTGCTGTCAAAGGCGCGAAGAAGACAGCCGAGGCAGCCACTGATGTGGCCAAGGACTTCCAAGAGTACAACCGTCAGCTAACTGTGCCAGGTGCGTCGTATGCTGTGCGCCCAACCGGTAGCACCGTTATGAGTGGCCCGATTGGCTTAAAGAAAAATGTCAGCGAAATAGACCAGTTAATAGCTGCCGGCATAAAGAAATCATCCTCAGTCGCAGGTCAAGACGCGGATCAACAAAAACTTTTGCAAGACTTCTGGGACAAGAAAGCGCGCAACTACTTTACGCGCCAGTTTGGTACGCCGGATGATCCTATTGCAAGGGGCATTGCCAACAAGCAGATTAAGGGTACGGCTTTGGAAGAACAATTTCCTGAGTACCTAATTGATCAGCTTTCAGCAGGCAAGACACGTGTCAAAGAGGGCGTCAGGCCAGAAGGCTTTGTTGGTCCTGGTACACCAGAGTCAAGGTTCTTCCCCAAGTACCCACGGGCCATGGAAGACTTTACAAAACGCTATGACCAGGCTACAGGGCTGAAGGGCAATTTAATTACATTAGACTCTGCCGCAGTTGATCCAAAATATTCTTTCTCTTCTAGCCCAAGAGGCAGGGAAATGGCGCAAGCTGCTACGGAGTCTGAAATTGATAAGATGATTGGTCAAGGTGTTCGTCCAGAATTGATTAACACAGAGACGGGTGTTGTTGCTCGTTCCGTTTCGGAACCAGACCGAATCATGAGCGACGGAACCGTTTCGGCAAAAAACCTGCTTGCAGCGTTTGAAGAATCTTCGGCGTACAACAAGCTGACGCCTGATCAAAAAATCGCATGGGCCAACGATCAGTTTGGCAAAGGCCGAAGTGAGTTAGGGGGCATGGACGAAAACGACGTAGGCAGAAACTTGTTAAGCGAGAATGTACGCACAGCGATTGAAAAAGGCGAGCCCGTATATGATTTTAATTATTTAAACGCACCGTTAAGTAAGGTGTTTGACCCTAAATCAATCAACGAGTACCTGGCCAGTCTGCCTCCTCGAGAGCTTGCTAATGTACGTTTTGAAGATGCTGTCCGTGGCGGGTTAAAAATGAGCGACAAGGCAGCGCAACTTGAAAACGTGGCAGATCGCATTAGATCGGGCAAGCCCGTAGCAGATGCTGTGTTTTCCAAAGGCGTAAGCGCTCCGCTATTGCAGTTTGACGAGGGGCCGTTAAAGGGTTTTGCTTGGAAGCGCATTGAAGACCGAGCGGCCACCGTGCCAGAGGGCGCGTATGTGGGGCATTCTGTTGGTGGGTATGAACTAGGAGGCGTTACATACACCAAAGAGAAGATGGATGGATTTAACACCGGCAAGTACCAGGTATATACTCTACGTGACAACCGTAATAGACCTGTCAACACAATTGAGGTGACGATGTTAAACGAGTTTACACCTGTTGTAACGCAAATCAAAGGCAATGGCCGTGCATCCGGCAACGTGCCTGCTGAAAAATACGACAGCGCTGTGCTTCGGTTTTTACAAGATTACCTCAGGCCTGCAGCGGTAAAGGAGAAGGACGAGCTTCTGACTCCTCTGCTGAAGACGTACAAAGAAGGTGTAAATTCAACCTTCAAAATGCCTTAAAGACAGGACAAAAACATGGCAATCGAAAAAGCATTAAACCGGATGCCCACCCTTGAGGTGGTAGTAGGCGGTCGTGGCATCCCAGAGCCCCAGTCAGACATTGAAATCATCATTGAAGAAGACGGGGGTGCAACCGTTGAGATGGGCGAGAAGGATGCAGAGGAAGTCGACTTCTACAGCAACCTGGCAGCGGTCATTGAGCCGGACGTCTTGGCCCAAATTGGCATTGAAGTGGCTGCATTGTTTGAGGCCGACAAGGGTTCCCGCTCTGAGTGGGAGTCCATGTACGCCAAGGGCCTTGATCTGTTGGGCTTTCGCATGGAAGAGCGTACCAAGCCCTTCCGTGGCGCGTCGGGCGCGACCCATCCTATGCTGACCGAGGCCATCATTCAGTTCCAGGCACAGGCCTTCAAGGAGCTGATGCCCGCTGGTGGCCCTGTTCGCAGCCAGATCATGGGCAAAGAGACGGTAGAAAAGTTCCAACAAGCCGGCCGTGTGCAGGACTTCATGAACTACCAGATCACCACGGTGATGGAAGAGTACACGCCTGAGTTTGACCAGCAGCTTTTCTACACTGGCTACGGTGGTTCGACCTTCAAGAAGGTCTACTACGACTATCAACTGGGCCGCATGGTGTCAAAACTGTGCTTGGCAGACGATGTTTACATTCCGTACAACGGCTCAAGTGTCGTGTCCCAGTGCCCCCGCCTGACTCACCGCATTGCAATGGACTCAAACGAGTACCACAAGCGTGCTTTGGCCGGCGAATACCTCGATGTGTTCCTTGATACCTTCGCCTCGCCTGCTGATGCAAGTCAAATTCAAGAAGCTATCGACAAAGTTACCGGTATTCAGCCCACAGATGACGTCGGTGAGATATTTTTGCTTGAGCAATTGGTTGATTTAGACCTCAAAGGCTTTGAGGACATGGACGAAGACGGTGAAATGACCGGAATCAAGCGTCCATACGTAGTTACCCTTGCAGAAGACACCTTGAAGGTGGTCGGAATTCGTCGCAACTGGAAAGAAAACGACGAAAGATGCACGCGCCGCAACTATTTTGTGCATTACGTGCTTGTCGAGGGCCCTGGAGCTTACGGCTTGGGCTTTGTACACCTCATTGGAAGCCTCGGAAAGGCCGCTACAAGCGCTTTGAGGCAGTTAATCGATGCAGGTACGCTCGCTAACCTGCCCGCAGGCTTTAAAGCCCGTGGCGCGCGGATCGCGGACGACTCTACGCCCATCCAGCCGGGTGAATGGCGTGACATTGACGCTGGCGGTGCAGAACTTGCCGCTTCTTTGCTGCCTTTGCCCTACAAGGAGCCAAGCCAGGTGCTGTTTGCACTGATGGGCTTCTTGGTGGACTCAGGCAAGCGCCTGTCCAGCACTGCCGACATGCAAGTTGGCGACGGTAACCAGTACGCACAGGTTGGAACGACGCTGGCGCTGCTGGAACGCGGCTCTATGGTCATGTCCAGCATCCACAAGCGCTTGCACTACGCACAGACGCTTGAGTTCCGCTTGCTGTTCGAGGGCTTTGGTCAGTACATGCCGGACGAGTACCCCTACGACGTACCAGGAGCGAGCCGCAGGATCAAGAAGGCTGACTTTGACACCATGGTGTCGGTGCAGCCTGTGGCTGACCCCAACATCTTCAGCTCTGCACAGCGTATTCAGTTGGCACAGATGCAGTTGCAGCTGGCCCAGAGCGCGCCTCAGATGCACAACATGTATGAGGCCTACTACCGCATGTATGCGGCCTTGAACATCCGTGACATCGACGGTGTACTGCTGCCGCAGAACACCAACATGCCCCGTGACCCTGCGTCCGAGAACAGCGACGTGCTCAACGGCATGAAGCTCAAGGCCTTTGCCGGCCAGCAGCACGACGCGCACATTGCAACGCACTTGATGATGGGTCTGTCGCCTATTTTGCAGTCCAGTCCAACGTCTGCTGCCGAGTTGCAAAAGCACATCCTGGATCACATTCGCTTGCGTGCAGAAGAGGACATGGAAGTCGAGTTGTTCAAGCAGTACGGCACCGATCCAGACCGCATGGTCTCTGCCATCCAGCGCGAAGGCATGGTCGCTATCAACATTGCCATGGGCATGAAGGAAGTGCGAGACATGCAGGAAACCTTTGCCGGCGGCGAAGGACCTGATCCCTTGGTGCAGATCAAGGAGAAGGAAATTGCCCAACGCGCAGAGGCGGACAAGGCCCGCATTGGCCTTGACCAGCAGCGCCTGGCCTTGGACCAGCAAAAGGCACAGCAGACCAATCAGATTAACCAACAGAAGCTGCTGTTGCAGCAAGAGAAGGTCAGTCAACCCCAACAACCAGGAGGCCAGTATGGCGG